CAGCTGATTCAGCTTTGGGGACTCAACACCCAGACGGATGTCCAGTCTAAAAAAAACTTCGCAGCACTGAGCGGGAAATGACAACCCCGTTATTTCTGCTCCGATGCGTACAGCTTGGTCTTTCCATCCGTGATTTGGATTTGCTTACGATTGGCATGGTCAACGATATGTACGCAGAGAGCAGGAATGATGATTATAAGTACAGAGAGGTCGCAACACAGGAGGACTTCGACAGATTTTAATATACTCAAATTTGAGTAAAAGTGCATCGGCTGTTATGGTCGGTGCTTTTATTTTGCAGAAAGGAGGTGCTTTGGCATGGCAAACAGAATCAAGGGTATTACAGTGGAAATCGGTGGTGATACCACGAAACTTCAAACGGCATTAAAGGGTGTCAACGGAGAAATCAAGAACACGCAGGCACAGCTGAAGGATGTGGAGAAGCTCCTAAAGCTTGACCCCGGCAATACAGAACTGCTTGCACAAAAGCAGAAACTCCTCTCCGATGCGGTATCTGAAACCAAAGAAAAACTGACCACCTTAAAGACGGCGGCTGAACAGGCAAACACAGCACTTGCCAATGGAGATATTTCACAGGAGCAGTATGATGCCCTTCAGCGTGAAATTATAGAAACCGAAAATGACCTCAAAAAATTAGAGGAACAGGCAAACCAGTCTGCAACGGCAGTACAAAAGATTGCTGCCAGTGGCGAGAAGTTAAAAACAGTCGGTGATAACATTTCCGGGGCAGGAAAGAAACTGCTCCCTGTGACTGCCGGAGTGACGGCACTGGGAACTGCGGCGGTAACCACGGCTGCGAACTTCGAGTCCTCCATGTCACAGGTGCAGGCTACGATGGGCATTACCAAGGACTCCATGTCTACGGTGGACGGTCAGTCCGTCAAAACAATGGATACCCTTGGCAAGCTGGCAAAGAAGATGGGGGCGGAAACGGCATTCTCTGCCAGCGAGTGTGCCGAGGCACTGAACTACCTCGCTCTTGCAGGATATGACACGCAGGAAATGTGCGATACCCTGCCGACCGTGCTGAATCTTGTGGCAGCTGGTGATATTGAACTTGCCTCTGCATCGGATATGGTTACCGACGCCATGTCCGCCCTTGGCATGGGTGTCAGTGAAGCCGGGACAATGGTAGATCAGATGGCAAAGACAGCATCTACTACCAACACCTCTGTTGCACAGCTTGGAGAAGGTATTCTTACCATTGGTGCGACTGCAAAGTCTGTCAAGGGCGGAACAGCGGAACTGAACACGGCTCTTGGTATTCTTGCCAATAATGGTGTAAAAGGAGCAGAGGGTGGTACGCATCTTCGTAACATCATTCTTTCCCTGCAAAATCCTACCGATAAAGCGGCGGCAAGCATGAAATCCCTTGGTGTGGATGTTTATGATTCACAGGGAAATATGCGTTCCATGAATGATATCTTGGGTGACCTAAATAAGAGCATGGACGGCATGACCTCTGAAGAAAAGTCCAACATCATCAATAACATTTTTAATAAGACCGACCTGTCCTCTGTCAATGCTCTGCTTGCCAACACAGGCGATACATGGGATGATTTACAGCAGTCCATTACCAACAGCGGCGGTGCCGCACAGCAGATGGCAGATACACAGCTGGATAACCTGCAAGGTCAGCTGACCATCTTAAAATCCGCACTGGAGGGACTTGCCATTTCCTTTGGAGAACTTCTGATGCCCGCCATTAAGCAGATTGTCGGTTGGGTGCAGAAGTTTGTGGATTGGCTCAACGGTATGGACGAGGGTACAAAAAAGGTTGTAGTGACTGTGGCTCTTTTGGCGGCAGCACTGGGACCTGTGTTGATTGTGGTTGGAAAGGTTATCTCAGCGGTTGGTACGATTATGACGGTGGTTCCTAAAATTGCAGGAGTCATCAATACCGTGAAAACAGCCTTTGCAGCATTAAATGTGACTATGCTTGCGAATCCTATCGTTTTAATTATCGCAGCTATTGCAGCCCTCGTGGCGGCATTCATTTATCTGTGGAATACCAACGAGGATTTCCGACAGTTTTGGATTGACCTTTGGGAGAAAGTAAAGGAAGTGGCGATTGCCGTATGGAATGCAATCAAGGAGTTTTTCGTGGCAGTCTGGGAGGGCATTAAATCTGTTGCGGAAACGGTGTGGAATGGACTGAAAGATTTCTTCACGGGACTGTGGGAAGGCATCAAAAATGTATTTACCACAGCGGTGACAGCCATTAGCACATTCCTATCCACGGCATGGAACACCATCAAGACCGTGGTTACTACAGTTTTCACGGCAATTCAATCCTTTTTTATAGCAATATGGGATGGAATCAGGCTGGTATTTCAGACCGTGCTGAATGTGATAAGCACCATTGTTACCACCTATTTTAATATTTATAAGACCATCATCACTACGGTTTTCAATGCGATAAAGACGGTGGTCACTACGGTATGGAATGCCATCAGTACCTTTATTACCACGATTGTTACAGCAATTCAGACCTTCCTTACCACGGCTTGGAATACTATAAAAACTGTGATAACCACAGTGCTGAATGCCATCAAAACCGTATTTACAACCATCTGGAATGCCATTAAATCGGTGATAACCACGGTGGTAAACGGCATCAAAAATACGATTACAACGGTCTGGAATAATATCAAGTCTACAGTAACTTCCGTGGTCAATGGTATCAAGTCTGCTGTGAGCAATGCCTTTTCTGCAATGTGGAACGGCATCAAAAGCACCATCAGTGGCATCTACAACACCATCAAGGGTGGCTTTGATAACGCAGTCGGCTATATCAAGAACCTTGCATCCTCTGCCTTTAACTGGGGCAAGGATTTAATCATGGGTATCGTAAACGGCATTAAAAGCTGTATCGGTGCGGTGGGAGATGCAGTCAGCGGAGTGGCAAATAAAATCAAGTCCTTCCTGCACTTCTCTGTGCCGGATGAGGGGCCACTGACGGATTATGAAAGCTGGATGCCGGACTTCATGAGTGGACTTGCCAAAGGCATCGAAAAGAGCAAGGGCATGGTGGCGAGTGCAATGGACGGAGTAGCGGCTGATATGGTAGTCAATCCGAAAATCAGCACAGCGGACACCAGCGGAATCTTAGGCGGAATGTCTGCCGGAGATACCCTTGCAGGCATTACCACAGCAATCACAGAAGCACTGGCAGGTGTTGGCGGTCAAGGTGGTGACATTGTAATTCCAGTTTACCTTGGCGGCACCATGCTGGATGAGGTAGTAGTCAATGCACAGCAGAGAACCAATCTAAGAAGCGGAGGGAGATAAATGGCATTTATACAGTATTTGAAGTTTAATGGCACGGCTCTTCCTCTGCCGGATTCTTATGATCTGGACTTGACGGATGTGGAAGCAGACTCCGGCGGAGAAACAGAAGCCGGGACAATGCAGCGTGATGTGGTTCGTGCCGGGGTTGTTACGATTGGCGTGTCCTTCTCGGTCAGTGCCGCATGGCTGAAACGGCTGACGGCATATTCCAAACAGCCGAAGATAGCCGTGCAGTATTTTGATACAGAGGATTTGGCACTGAAGGAAACAGAAATGTATATCACAGGTTATAAGGCGAAGCTGTATAAGGACACTTCGTATAAAGGATTGTGGTCGGTGTCATTTACGCTTAAGGAATTTTAGGAGGTGGTGTCTGTGTACCCCGTATCACAAGAATTTATGGATGCAATCGAAAGCAATACAAGAAAATATTACTGGACAGGCATCATTGTCACGAAGAATAAAAAAGAGTATGCCTTTGGCAATGAGGACATCGTCAAGGGCAGTGGATATATCACAAGGCAGTGCTGTGGAAGCAGTGAAATAGAACTTGGTACGGTTTATGCGGCAGAGATGGGTATTACCCTGTTTTCGGATATTGACCGCTATACGCTGGATGAGGCTGAGGTCAGGATATATTTCCACCTTGTTCTTCCAAACGGGATGGAGGAAACCATTCCAATGGGTGTATTTGAGGTCAGCGAAGCAAACCGCCACATTAAAACACTGGAATTGAAAGCCTACGATTATATGCTTCGCTTTGAAAAAGCACTCAAGCTGTCGGCATCCGGCGGCACGGCATACAGTTTTCTTTTGATGGCGAGTACCGAATGCAATGTGGAGTTAGCCCAGACCAAGGCTGAAATTGAAACCCTGCCAAACGGCAAGGAAACGCTTGGTATTTATTCTGACAATGATATGGAAAGCTACCGTGACCTCATTTTCTATGTGGCACAGGTGCTTGGCTGTGTCTGTCAGATAAATCGTGAAGGAAAGCTGGAACTGATACCTTACGGCATTTCTCCTGTGGCAGAGGTAACCAGTAGGCACCGCTATGACAGCAGCTATTCTGATTTTGTCACGAGATACACCGCTGTATCCTCTACAAATCTTATCACGGAGGAATCGGAGTATTATGCGCTTGACCCGGACGATGCCCTGACCTTAAATCTTGGTGTAAATCCACTGTTGCAATTTGGTCTAAAAACCACCAGAGCAAGGCTGATAACCAATATTCTAAATGCCATCGCTGTGGTGGATTATGTACCGTTTGACAGTACCACCATCGGTAATCCGGCATTCGACCCTATGGATATTCTGCGGTTCTCCGGCGGTCATGCTGATGAGAAACAGCTGTCCTGCATTACAAGCATTACCTACAAAATCGGCGGCAAGCACAGTCTGAAATGTGTGGGTAAAAATCCAAAGCTGGCAGAAGCGAAGAGTAAAAACGACAAGAACATCACAGGACTGCTGAACCAGATCGAAGCAGGAAAAATCGTAGTGTATAACTTCGTCAATGCTTCTCCCTTTACCATTGGCAGTTCCAACACGGAAATTATGGCGATTGCCTTTACCTCTAAGGAAGAAACTACGGCTACATTTTTAGCAGAAATTCTCTTTGAAACTGTAAATGATGAGGTCATACGGACAATCCACGGCACTGTACCGACTGTTGATGAGGAAGGAAATGCTGATACGAAAGATGTGGATTTTACTTTTACAGAGATTGGACAATCAGAACTGACCGTAACCTACAAAATGAATGATGAAGAAGTAAAGACCTTCTATCCGAAAAAGACCTGTATTAACGGCAGACATATTCTTACACTGTTTCTGCCCAATACGAAGGTTATCGCCAACATTGAAAACGCCCTGACTGTCTATTTCAAACTGACTGGCGGTACGCTGACCATTGGAGAATCACAAATTC